GTGCATTTAAATCGGAAGAGATGTTTCCAGATAGGATAGTAATACCTATCTCAGACTATGACGAAAACCTAGTGTGTATGATTGGTAGATATGAAAACACTGACATATCTCCTAAATACCTAATGAAGCCCAAAGACGTTCAAACTCCTTTGTTTCCGTCACCTATTAAATGTGACCTATCCTCAGGCGTTTTGATACTAGTGGAAGGTTTATTCGACGTAATTAACTTACACGACAAATCTCTTACTAACGTCGCGGCAACGCTAGGAACAAAACAATTGACAGCCAAGAACATATTTGATAAACTATTACCATATATGTCGAGTGGTGTCTCGAAAATAGTAATCGTATTTGACCCTGATAAATCAGGAATCGAATCCGCAGATAAACTAAAAAAGCTGATAGACTACAATACGGACTTAGTATGCGAGGTTTACAAGTTACCTGGCTCTAAAGACCCTGGTAGCCTAACTTATGACGAGGTTCAGACTCTCAAGTCTAGAATCATGTAGCACACTAACTCAGTGTATAAACTAAGGAATTATATGAAAATAGCAATCATCCAAAAATGCCCATCCAAGACTGAATACCAGAAACTGTTCATGTTACAGAATCACGAGGTAGAAGTCTACAACCTATCAAGTACTAAGGTTTCTCGATTACTTAAACGAGATGTAGACCTTACGGACTTCGACCCAAATAAATTCGACTACGTAATCCTCGTAGGTTCTGAAGCTCTAAAAAACTATACAAAACAAACATCAGTAACCGATTACACCGGAAAACAAGTTGAAGGTAAATGCGGTTATCCTAATTTCATTGCTAGTATCTCACCAGCAATGCTAGCATTTAAACCAGAAAATAAGCCTGTGTTCGACTTAACTGTAAAAGCCATTCATAATATATTTGGTGGCGTTGAAGAAGACATGGCGAATAAAAATTACGAGTTCTACAGAGAGACTGAAGATATTAAGAAGTTTCTTAGACGAGTAGAGGCCCACGGAACTGACGTAGTAGCACTCGACTCCGAAACTAGTGCATTAGAACCTAGAGAAGGGTACATGCTCGGTATATCGGTTACTTACGAGCTACACCAAGGTGCTTATTTAGATGCAGATGGACTAGACCAAGAATGTGTTGATATTCTACAAAGAATTATCGATACCACGGACGTAGTATTCCACAATGCTAAGTTTGATATGAAGTGGTTTCTTTACCACCTAGGGATAAGATTTGATCATAGAGAAGGGCATGTGCACGACACAATGATTCTTCACTATCTGCTAGACGAGCGACAAGGTACTCATGGACTGAAATCTTTGGCACTTAAATACACAGACTTAGGAGCGTACGATGATGAACTTGACGAGTGGAAGAAAGATTACATAAAGCAGTACTCTATCGACCCAGACACATTCTCGTATGACCTAATTCCTTGGGACATAATCAAAGTGTACGCAGCAAAAGATACAGACGCTACATTCCAACTGTTCCGTAAGTTCTACCCTATTCTTATTAAGAACAACAAGTTAAAATACTGTTACGAAGAGCTACAACTACCAGCACTTCACTTCTTAACTAGAATGGAAGACCGTGGAGTTCCGGTATCTGCTAACAGACTTCTAGAAGCTAATAACTACCTAGACAGTCAGCTATCAGCTTACCGTAAACAGTTGTGGGAAGTAGAAGAAGTAATAGAGCTAGAACAAGAGCAAGGTGCAGTATTTAATCCTAACTCTGTTCAGCAAATTAGAAAGCTACTGTTTGATAAAGTAGGCTTAAAACCGACAGGTAAATTGACAGGTACAGGTGCAATCTCAGTAGACAAGGAAGTGTTAGACACTCTAGCTGCTCAGCATAAAGTACCTAAGCTTATCAAGAACATTAGAACGCATTTAAAACTTAAATCAACTTATATATCTAAGCTAATACCTTGTATTAACTCAGATAGTAGAGTACGAACAGGGTTTCACCAAACCACGACCACTTCGGGTCGATTGTCCTCTTCAGGTCGATTTAACATGCAGCAGCTTCCTAGGGATAACCCTATTATCAAAGGTTGCGTAGTTCCTCCTGAAGGTTATAAAATAGTAGCACTGGATTAAAGTTAGGTTCAGTTAAAATCTCCTTAATTGCTGGGACACCCTAAAGCTTAGGTAACTACAAAGTGGCTAGTAATAGCGAGCTTGAACGTTAAAAATACCTAAGATAAATAATATGGGCGATCAGCAGCGAAGACTACATTATATAGTGTAGTAACGTTCAGAGACTATCCCGAAAGGGAGTAGGGTGCAAGAGCACTCGAAACAGGAGACTAACTAAAGACGAGTTAGAAGATATAGTCCGATCTTTATTGAAAAATAAAGAGTAGTGTTGGAATCGAACACTACGTAACATAAATGTTAACCACCGCAGAAATTTATTTTGCGGCTGTCTTATCGGAAGATAAGGCAATGCAGCAAGTATTTATCAACATGAAGAAAGACCCTGATAAATACCCTGATTTTCATAGCAACATAGCACATATGGTTTTTAAACTACCATGTGAGCCTAAAGACGTTGAAGAGAAGTATCCAGCGCTAAGACAGGCTGCTAAAGCAATCAGCTTCGGCATTTTGTACGGCTCAGGCCCAGCAAAGGTAGCGGAAGCGGTTAACCTAGCGTTCTTAGAGAACGACCAACCTGCGACTTGTACTGTTGAAGATGCTAAAGGTTACATCCAAGACTACTTCCGAAAATTCAAGCAGCTTAAGCGTTGGATTGATGAATGCCATAACCAAATCAAAGAGTATGGTTTTATCTATAATCACTTTGGTAGAAAGCGTAGACTACGCAATATTAACTCTAAGGATAGAGGTATTGCTTCTGGTGAAGTTCGTTCAGGATTTAACGCAATCATCCAGTCTATCTCTAGTGACTCATTGTTACTAGGTGCAATTGATGCTGATAAGGAAATTATAGAAAAAGGATTCCCTGCTGAAATCTTCGCTCTAGTACATGACTCCATCGTGGCAATTGTTAGAGAAGACAAAGTAGAAGAGTACATCGAGCTAGTAACTAGAAATGTGCAAAAAGACCGTGGATGTTCAATCCCTGACTGTCCTATTGGTCTAAAGGCGGACTCAGAGCCAGGTGGTTCTAGAGACTATTCTTGTGGTAAATTAGAAGCTAAGTATCCAGACTTAGCTAAGGTAGCATAATGAGAAAATTACTTAAAGTTTTTGGAGCTGAAGGAAGCTCTGATGATAGTAGCTTTGTAACCTATCTATACAAGCTGGTTCTACATAGAACCGGCCCTACTTCCCCACAGTCTGAGATCCCTATATACTTGGACAACAACAAAGTAGGTACTGTATTACTACCTAATGTGACAGATGGTACTTTATATATAGCTTGTGACTTGACTATATCAGAAGAGTTGCTAAAGTTCTTAGTACCCACACTAACATTGGCAAATTCTGGTTATGTTCATGTGGAGCTAAGAGTAAGAGAGGTGTTTGATGTTTCTGGAGTGCCAATTCCCGATCTACGAAATTAGGAAGTACGTAGATAAATTCGAGGAAGGTAACTACATTGTTATTCAAACTAACAGAACTAGATGGGTGCTTGACTATAAGTACAAAACCGATGACGATTATGCTATACGCAGAATGAAGTTAAAAACCGACCCACTTTGTCCGTATAAAGTGTATCCGCTGTATAAGATGCACAGGACAATAGGGCAGGTAATTCGTTCTAAGCATAGAGAGTTTATAGATAGTGCCGGTCGTATGATTAAATACAAACCTGCAAAGTTCTATACTATTAAAATAGCCAAGATAAGAGCGTCTTGGCTAACTCAAACAGGACACCGAGCGTATAAGGTTTTAGAAACTAATAGAACATTTGTATCTATTGACGGTCAGTACACCCATATAGCCTATGTTGAAGTAGGTAGGCGTACCTTTTTAATTGATTTAATAACTTCCGAGGAGCTTCCAGAGTTCAAAACAGTTAGAACAAAAATATGAGAAAAAAGGCAGTAATATCTAACAAGATATACTTAAACTGTTCTAAGGGCTCAGACTTGGAGCATAAGCTAGAGTCTGAGCTAACTTATGAAATAAACCAACAACCTATTTCAGAGTTCCCTTTGGTTATTAGACACCTTACTAGGATATCTGATATGGTTGTTACTTTTCCAGCAGGTAGGGTAGACTTAATACCAGATGATTACGAAATTGTAGACAAGCGTAGTTATGAAGAAGCTGACATACCAGAGCCTAGTTTTACTCTAAGAGAGAATCAAGCAGAAGCTAATGATTATTTCAGCGATGGTATGTCTGGTATTATAAACTGTAAACCGGGTTAGTGTAACCTTAGCTCGGTATAAACTCTTCTAATTGCTGGAACGTCCTTAGAGCTTTTTAACTACAGCGTAACTGGAAACGGTAAGCGCGAATGTTTGAAAATAAAAAGATTGGATAATCAGCAGCTAAGACCCTGAAATGGGTAAAGTTCAGAGACTATCCCTATATGGGAGTAGGCTTCAACGGAAGTCGAAATGGAGAGTAATATCATTAAGATATTAAAGATATAGTCCGATCTTTGTCGAAAGATAAAGAGCGTCAGGTAACGGTCTGACGCGTAACATAAATGTGGGGTAAGTCTATATGTGCTATGGGCTTAATAGCTAAGTACCAATTAAAGACCTTAATAGTAACTACTACCACAGTTATACGTGATATGTGGGTTAAGGAAATAAAACAGCACTTTGGTATAGAGCCTTGTGTTATTGGAGGTGGGAAGGTTATAAATCCCGAATCTCCAATAGCCGTAGGTAATATACAAACAGTAGAGAAGATTATCCAAAAGGAAAGCGGTACGTATGGAATGCTGATAATCGACGAGTGCCACCATTGTTCTGCCAATACATTTACCAAAGTTCTGAACGTATCTAGAGCATCTATAAAAATAGGTCTTAGTGGTACATTGACCAGACGAGACGGTAAACACGTACTGTTTAACGACTTCTTTGGTTCTAAGAGGTTTGTTGGTAAAGATGAAAACCGTATGAAACCTACTGTGTGGGTTTATAGGTCAGCAGTACAAATCCCATCCAACTCTATGATTCCATGGGCACGCCGCGCCAATGCAGTTATGGAAGACCCACGACATTTAAGTGATGTTATTTTCATAACTAAAATATTGGAGCAGCTAGGGCACAGAGTTTTGGTGGTTGCAGATAGGGTGGAGTTTTTAGAAAAAGCACACAAAGCGTTACCTTATAGCTTAATAATAGCTAAGAACATGGCCGCTACCGCCGAAGAGCGGGAGATAGTCATGAATGCTGTTAAACAAGGAAAGGCATTATCACTATGTGCAACACAGTCTATATTCTCTGAGGGTGTATCCCTTAATGAACTGTCTGCTCTAGTCGCAGGCTCTTTGATTAGTTCCGAAGAACTACTAGAACAGCTTATTGGTAGGGTTCAAAGACCTGCTGAGGGTAAGCTATCTCCTATAGTAGTGGATATAAGACTAGAGGGTGAAACAGCTAGAAGACAGTTCTATAACAGGAAAGCTCTGTATACAAGAGAGGGCTGGGAAGTTAAAGAAATGAGCAGGGCGGCAATGCTGGACTTGGTGAAACAACATGAGCAAACAATTAGCTAACGCTACACTTAACCTCATACTTGCAGAGGTTTCTAAAGACTTAGTAGACCATAGCATGGGAGACCATGGAAAGTATTGGCAAATACTCTCTACCGGTATAGAAAAATTTATACAAAAAATGGCCTCCTGCGAACATAACAATACCGTAACCAAGTTGAGCAACGGTGGCTTATCTGGATCAGGTAAGAAAATAATAAGCAAAATAACTCACTGCGAAGATTGTGGCAGAGTTTTAAACACAGAAGTATTTGGAAAGGTTAACAATCTAGATACCCTGTAGTGCAAATAAAATTAAAATATTTCTTGACATTTCGATATATTATGTATATAATGGCTTTTCAAATTGAGGGATTAAACAAAATGACATACTTCGATTATGAATACTGTTACATATTAGGTGCAGGAATGCCTAAGAAAATACTGCGAGCTTTCGAGCTAACAAAAAACAGACGCGGCAACGATTTCCTAATAAATGAAGAGGGCTTACTTAAATCTAAAGCTTCTGCCTTACATAAGGCTCAGTACTTAGGACTTGCTGCGTTACGTAACTATGATGACTACGCAGAGTCTAAAAGAAAAACACTCAGTAGAGGGCTTATCCCAAACTGGATTAAACTAGGGGAGTTAGAAACCAACCCCCTGATTACTATAACAGAAACAGAAATTATTTTAAATAAGGAATAAATACATATGCTATCATTTGACGATTTACAAGGCGAAGCTAAAAAAGGTTCTAAAGTTACTTACATGAAACTACAAGACGGCACTAACCGTTTCCGTATTGTTGGTGACATTCTACCAGGTTACTTTTACTGGGTGAAAGGAGCAACTGGCGACGACCGCTCATTTGAATGCTTGCAGTTCGATCGTAACACAGAGAAGTTTAATTCTAGCCTACCAGACCCTGTTAAAGAGCTTAACCTACAGGATGGTAAAGGTAATGACTTACGTTGCGGTTGGGGATACCGTTGCCAAGTATTAAACGAAGCAACAGGCAACCTAGAGGTACTAACTCTTAAGAAAGGTATGCTACAAGATATCATCAAGTTTGCTAAAAAGCAAAAAATCAACCCAACTAGCTACGAGAAAGGTTGCTGGATTACAGTAGAGCGTAAGAAAACTGGCCCTAAAGTGTTCAACGTAGCTTACGATGTAGACCCATTCAGCTTTGTATCTGAGCCTCTTTCAGAGGAGTACATGGAAAAGGTTAAAGACCTTAAACCAATGGCTGAAATTTTCCCACGTGAAACAGCAGAAGACCAACGTGCTCGTCTTAAAGTTCACCTAGAAGGTGCTCCGGCGGAAAACTCAGAGTCTGAAGCAGAAGCGACAGCAGAAGCAATGAACGAACTAGAAGACTAATTAGTTCGAAGAGGGTGGCGAAAGTCACCCTTCTTTTAAGGAATTACATGGATCATATTTTCGTAGCCGACATTCACATAAAATTAGGACAAAAGAACGTACCTAGTGAGTGGCAACACAATCGAGTAATGCTACTAGCAAAAGAGTTAAATGAATACAAAGATAAAACATTGGTAATTGGTGGAGACTTACTTGATGTAGCTAAGCCTACTAT